GCCAACGTACCTTCCAGTTTTTCTTTGAGCCAGTTGGTTGCGTCGATTCCAAGAGCCTTCTCCTCTAAGTTCTTCGTTCTCTTTTCTGGCGTATCAACTCCTGCAACTCTAACTCTTTCTTTCTTGTATAGATCAAACCCAAGATCAATGGTGACATCAATAGTATCCCCGTCAAGAACACGGTTTATCTCCGTCACTCGAAAGTTGTAGCAGCTCTTTCTGCTCGGTGGTGTCATGGCTCCCATGCTCTTCTCTCTCATCTATTCCTAATATGTATATGATGACATAAACTGCCATAGCCACAGAAAGGAATACCATAAAAATCACTGACCATACAGGATCATTTGGATTATCAAGTGGTCGCAGTATTAAATTCATTAGTTCATAATATTAAATCAATTTACGTGAACAACTCCAGTCATACCTGCTCCCTGATGAGGACCACAGAAGAAGTTATAATCTCCTGCATCAGCAAATACAACATCCTGGGATTCTCCAGGAGCAAATAATAATGCTTCTCTAGAGAGATCAGCACGACCCTCAACAATAATGTTGTGAGGAGGTAGTGCTTCATTAATAAAATGAACTGTCTCGCCTGCAGAGATTGTAATCTCATTCGGTTCAAATACTAGGTTGCCACCAGCACCCATAGATACATCTAAAGCATATGCAGTCTTAGGTAAGAAAAAAACCATTGCTGCTACAACAACAATAATTATTGCACGAATAAAATTCATAGTAGTTTATATAACCATCTTTATCTATTATACTATAAAATGCAAAGTTCTACTAATGTTAGAATTTCAAGTTAATTAGCAATCATTGAAGACTGAACCAACAGTAGAACCAACAGTAGAACCTACTCTACCACCCAAAAGTGATACCCAACCAGCTGCCAACCATCCAACATATGGAATACCAATAACAGCAGGGACACCAACACCAGCAGCAATACTACTTCCTGCCATTGCACCTTGTGACCGTGCGCCAGCGTCCGCCACTAAACACTCTTCTTCTCGGGCAGTCAACTTTCCCTCGCCGTCTCCTCCAACACCTCCTAGATTTCTAGTGCCGTCCATAGTGAATTGGTCTTTACGCCATTCACGACGATTTTCATGACCACCACGACCAAAGAATCCTTTCTTTTCTTTATCCAATGATAGAGATTTTTGCGACTCAAGAATAGCAGGATCGTTTGCTTTATATTCTATACTATAACCTTCTTTATCTGCCTCCACCTTATATGAGGAATAATCTCCCCTAGGAAAATTAATAACTGGTGCTTCTGGCACTTTGGTTGCTGTAATGATGTGCCCCAGAACACCGATGTGTGCTACGGCAACAACACTACCAACTCCTAATGCAGTCCATTTAAAGAAGGTCATAAGATTACACGGTAGGTTTTACAGGTGGTTCACCATCATTAGTGATGAACTTAATTGGTGCTTGCTCTACACGAATGATTTGTGCAGGTGCAGTTTGTGCTGCTTTCTCAATCAATCTTTCCATCTGTTCTTTGGTGATGCCACCACCAGTGGAAGATCCATTACCATTTCCATTGCCACCTTTCTTTGCTGCCTGGACACCAAAAGTCGCGAGCACCCCAGTAAAGACACTCGCGATAAAAGTTGGATCTAGTTTTTGTTCTGGAATACCGAGTACGGGTGGTAACTGGATGTATGCCAGCGTGAGTATTCCGCCGCTCCAAACAAGGATGCCAAGCCTAACAAAAGTAGAAAGAATATCAAGCTGCTCTTCTTTGTCACTTGCTGCCTCCTTCATCTTCCCAAGAATACCTTTCTTCTTGGGATCTTCCTTCTTAACTTCTTCTGGCATTCCGCAGAAAGCAACGCATCTCTATTTAGAAATATAACCTTCTTTAACTAGATACTCTCTGGTCAATGGAGTCGGTTCATATTCCATCCACATCTCACCAGCAGCACAAGCAGCAAGGGCATTCATAGTCATGCCTTCAGTGCGACCAGCCCAACCTGCTTCTGCTTCCCATGGGACAGCAGACTTGGGATAGGTACGCTCTGCCAACACACGCCAGATCATAGGGACTTCATCTTCTGGTTTGATGATAGCAATCAAACTATTATCAATCGTGCCTGCCATACAATCTTGAGCGGCGTGCCATCCTTCATGACGCATAACCATCATTAGTGTACCAGGACGATCCATAAACTTTCTGTTTAGAAAAAAGTTATTAGAGACAGTATGATAGACACCACGATGTCCTTCGGGAAAATACTTCTCGTCAGCAAGGAATACTTTAACACCTACTTGGTTCAGTGACACAAGCATATTGTTAAACTCATTCGCAACTGGAGTAAATTCTTCAGTATTAGAATACTGAGAAGAAACATCTAGAAGAGAAAATACTTCTTGTACATTATCAGTACATTCACCAAGGAGCATACATCCCATAGAATGCATAGTCTTATATTCGTTGTCTTTAAGAGAGTCTGCGAGTACAGGAGTAGATAGTGTTGCTGCTGCCAGCAAACCCATAATAATTTTTTTCATATCAGAAAGGAAGAGCAGATCCAGTAGTTGTGGGAAGTGGTAGAGCACCACCAGTAGTAGAAGGAAGTTCTGGCATACCAGCATCCATCATTCCAGGAAGTTGTCCAGCAATTGCTTCTGCTGCTGCAGATGCAACTTGAGATTTGATGTTCTCAACAATAGAATCCTTATTGAGATACAATGCAGTACCGCCTCCGACGATACCTGCAGTTCCTACAAATGATAGGACTGCTAAAACATTAATTACTTTTTGCATAATAAGCCTCGTAGTATTTGGTAATGCCATTACAATTTACATTACCTTGGGACACCCAGTCGTGGGCACATTCGTATATAGATTGATTAGTATACTTTGATTTTCTTGTGTTGTCAAGTTCGGTGCCATACCTACTTAACAAAATGAGAAGAGCTTGTTCTCTGAGTTTGAGTTTCTCTTTACTATATCTCCAATCATCAACCATGAATATTCTCCGATCCTCCTTGGAAGTTTTCTGATCCGCCAACCGGGTCTAACTGTGTTGTAGTTTTACCGCACCTGGTTGCCATATCATACATTACTTCATGGATGTTGTCAGGTTCTTTGGGGTCTTGCCATTCAGGACTCAACCACCATCCATCATGGGGATCGTCGTTGATGTGTTCATACTCCAGTTGTTTTTCTGATTTCACGGGTTCTCCAAACCAAGGATCATTTTTTAAAACTTTTGGTGCAGGAATACCTACAAAACCATAACCTTGAGTAAGGTGTCCTGGACCACACTCAGCAACTGGTGCCTCAATCCTAGTAATTTCTTTTTCAGTAAGTTTAGGTTTGAGTAATTTTTTAATTGCTTTGAGTATCATTGCCAGTGATAGTGGTAGAAGTTTCCTCTATTATGACACATTGGGTCTTCAGATGCAACCCTATATCTGAGCATACTTTGACCTTTAAAATTTGTTCGGTCTCCAATAATGCTATATGCTTTTAGAAGGTTCTCTTTTCCTTTTTCAGATTTAAGTTCATTAACCAAGTTGATGTCAGCAACAGGTCTCTTGTAATCAAATCCCTGATACTGACCAGGAGCATACACAACGTCTGCAACTGTATTTGGATAAAGGGGGGACCTAACTCTATTGAGAACTGATGCAGCAACGCAATACTCATCGAAAGTATTCACGGCTGCCTCAACCTGAATAGTTCTTGCTAAGTGATCATAATCTAGAGCAGTTAGTCCTAGGATCGTTTCTAAAATCATACCATTAAAAAAGGAGCATTTTTAGTGCTCCTGTAATATATCTCAAAATATTTAGTTTGTCAAGCAGAAGGAGACGGTGCATAAACTGGAGTCATCATCCCTCCGTCCGGTGGTCCGTCATCATCTTCATTAGTTTCTATGAAGAGGAGCATAAAGAATAGGGGTGCCAATAAAAAAATAGTTGTCTGTGCCCATTCTATACTCATGAGTTTCTAACTGCTGCGCCAATTGGAATAAGAAACAGCAGTGCTGCTACTACAAATCCCATCACCAGATACCTGGGATGATTTGTCCTGTGGTTGCATAACTACCCATTGCGGCAATGACTCCAATCATTGCTGCCCAACCATTGATGCGTTCTGCGTTTTCGTTCATTGTTCTAGTTCCTGTGTTTTGTTGTAAATGATAATTTTGCTTCCATCATGACTAAACATCAGTTCGTCATCATGATCCCAGCAAAGTTCTTCGTATAAAGCATTGAGTTTCTCCATGTCATCATAGAGAGCATTGGGATCAGGCATAATAATTAGAAATGTTTTCTATCTATTCACCTTCACTCAATACGAAATAGAATTTGCTTTGGTCTACTGGTGCATTCTCATAAGATGAAATGTCACCATACTGTTTGTGGTCTTTGTAACCTACCATACGACCCTTCGTATTTTGAAGAGCTGACATGAAGACTACGAAAAAGAATACTCCTGGAGCACCGATTAGCAGTGCTCCCCCGATTACATAATACGTCAGAATTTCAAGTAAAGAGGGTTCCATCAGTAGGTTTCTGAAAGTTGTTCCACAGTATAACCGAGCAGACAGAAAAAAGCAACTGTCGTGACGGTGAAAATAATCTCAGTCATCAGAATCCGAAGACACCAAAGAAAAATACACTGCCACTAGTGGCATAAGAGATAACAGCAGCAACAAATCCAAGCATAGCAGTGCGTCCATTCAATTTCTCCGCCCTTTCGGCATATGACTCATATCCATAACGTTCTGCGTCAGTCTTAGAGACATACATTTGGGGTTCTTTAGCGAACAGATTCTGTTGTCCGCGATCATTCGTTGTTACAGTCATGTTACACTCCGTTATAAATCTTTACATATTATATAGGAAACATAAAGTTTTGTCAATACTCCATGTCTCCACCATAACGGGTGCAGGTCTTTTTGTTTTCTTCTGATGCTCTACACCATTGCCTCACGTAACTATCTGCATCCATAGTCATTTCATAGTGAGCATGGTTATGCAGTGCCCCTATCAATGCTATCATTCCAAACAACAGAAGGGAGGTTAGTGTTCCTGGATTTGTTATGAAGTTTATAAGGTATTTTTTCACAAAAAAATGGGGATGCCGTCGCACCCCCAGTATAACATCTAGATGTTTATGTGTCTATATTGAATATCAGAAGTTGTACTTCAATCCCAACTTACCACCAAGACCGAAGTCATCTTCGTCTTCAGCGGTCAGGAACGACATCTCACCATATACTCCGAGGGCATCGGTGACGGGGACGCCAACACCTGCTTTACCAGAGAACTGGGTATCGGTCTCTTCACCATCAACAGCGACGATCGCAGGACCAGCCTGGACGTAGTAGGAGGCAGCACCAGCAGTTCCTTCGTATCCTACGTGAAGGTCTGTCGTGGCAGAAGTGTAGTCATCGCCAACCCAACCAGCATTGGTCTCGACGTTAACGTATGGACCTGCAAGGGCAGCGCCAGCAGAAGCGAACAGAGCAGCGGAGGCTGCGAATACAGATTTAAACATTTGTTTTACCTTTAGTTACTTGCGGAATGGATACCCGCAGATGAATAGGGACTCGACTGTCCCGTTTGTTTCCTTTTGTTACTTTAATTACTGAAAGACAAAAGGTTAAGTATTTATACTACTCGAAGTTTCGTAGTATGTCAAGTGGGTGGGTTTTCCGTCTGTTGTGCAGAAGAACTTCCAGCAATCCGACCCAGGTAAGGATCATAGTTCATCCACTCACGGATGTCAACATCAGTTCCTTGATGCTGCCAGTAACCCGATAGAGCAGCATGTGGACCCTTGTGAAAGACTCCAATGTGCTCTGCATGAATGGTTGATCCTAGTGCAATATTATAAAGAAATATTGGAATGGTATATGTTTTACCAGTCTCAAGGATAGTATCCTCAGAAACTGCTCTTGGTTTGACTCCATTATCAAGTTTATACTTGTCACCACGAATATGATGCTTCATCAGTTTTGCAGCATGATGACGAGAAATCAAATAAGCTGCAGCAGAGAAGTCATTAATATACTTGAGATGTAGTTTGACATGAATATCGCCTGTAGTGATTGCAGTCATTTGAATACAATCCCAATCATAAGGAAGAAGACTAGAAAATTCTTGCCAAGTAAAATTCCAATACTTAACTGTAGAGAAATCTACATCATCTTCAAGAATCATGCAATACTCATCATCAGTCTCTTCATAGAAGTGTTTGATTGCCTTAAGGTGTGACATACAGCAACCAAGTTCTGTCTGACTTACATTGTCAGGAATTCTTCCCTTTAGATGTTCAGCAGCATCATCTTCTCTTGCATCATATCCTGAGATGCGAGTGTGATTATTAACATTCCAATACTTAAACTGCTCTTCCATGTAGAACCGTCGATCTTCATCAGCGTCTAAGTTGAGCCAATAGATTGCAGGAAGACCTTGAAGTTTATGTGTGGACTTGTTCTTGTCCATTTTACTAAATTCGTGTCCATCCATCGGGTACTACATCCTTTGTATCGTGATCTTTAGTATAACCATCAGTGCCAAACCACTGTTGAGGAGCAACTACTGTGCCCCTATTAGCAAGCCATGCACCCCACCAAGAGAATGAAGAGTTGGCAATAATAAAATCAGAGCAGAGTGTCATAAGACAAAGGTCTACCCTATTGTCTTCATTCTCAGAGATCAGGAAACGATCTCCAGAGAATAACTCCTGTTCATTGCACCATGCAGGATCATCTGAAAACACAATCACATTGCGATCATCATCAAAGTGCTTCAGTGCTGCCTCATAATACTCAAGAGTACAAGGAGGATGGTTGGCACTGTTAGTCACATAATCAGTGCGACGAACATGAAGTGCGATAGGATTATCTACAGTATTAATCATCTCCCTACAAGGATTTAGAATCTCATCCTTGAAAGTAAAGTCATCACGGATCTCTGCTTTGATATTTCTAAAATATTTTTCTGTTTGAAAATATCCTTGCAGACTCACATTATCAGGACAACGATAATACATCTCTTCATCATAATGAAAATGTCTTTCGTGAACAGTAGTTGCTTGACCACTATCTAATAATCCAACATTTACATTAAGATCAAAAGAGTCAAACAATTCTGTCCGAAGCATGTTTCCAATACCATCATTCACTGCGTCTTGATGATATGGAATAATAATGTCTGCTCCAATATTTCTTGCTATCCCTTTAAGAGCAGCATACTGGAACATCTGATTACCAAGACGACCCATTCGTCCTAGTGCATTGAATCCTAGCATTTTAATTGTTCTTACGTGTTTTCAGATAGTCCTGGTTCTTATAATACTCTTGAAGTTGTGCTTTGTCAAACTCCATTAGAGTATCATGCAAGTTTTTGTTGTTCTGGATAAACGGATTTGTGAACCAAGAGTTATTGGTTCTTGCATGTTCCATATGATATACATGTGCGTCTAGCCTACACACATTATATCCTAGTTTATGAAACCTAAAATACCTTTCATCATCCTCATATCCATATGCGATGAAGTTTTCATTCTCCAGTCCACCTTCAATATATTTTTTAGTGGAGAAGAACTGACAGAATCCATACTTAGCGTCATAGACTCTAGAACTCTTTCTAAGAATAGAGAGATCATAGTCTCCATTGATAAACTCAGATACTAAACCATCCGTAGCAAAGATTTGATATTGCCAATTACCATCACCATAAGGATATACAACATCACACTCACCAGAAGTAATTTTTTCTTCAGATGTAGTATAAGATTCTAATGGGAGTAGAATATCACAATCATAATTTACCACAACATCTGTGGTAGTCACCATAACCATATCATTCAACAATCTGGTGCGATGAAAATATTCTTCTTGGTTCTCCTCAAAGATATGAGTCAACCTATCTGCTTTATCTCCAACACATTCTCTAATTTGAGGCAATGCTTTCTCAGCGAAGACAGAAGTTTTATCAGACTCCTTTATGATGATCTGACAATCTGTATTATCAAGAAGATAGATCGAACTTACAATAACATTTCTAAGTCTATCATCTGTTTCAATCCTGAGAGGGACAATAAAAGTAGTGTTAGATAGTTTCGTCATACCGACTTCCAACCTTCAGGAATCAAATCATCCATATTATAGTGATCATACTGCGAACCAAACCACTTCTTAGGTGCGATCACTTTCTTCTCAGTATTATCAATCAACCATGCACCCCACCAAGAGAATGAACTGTTGGCGATGATAGCATCAGTACAGAGAGACATTAGACACAGGTCAGTCCAGGGCACTCTCTGCCCGTCATCCAGTTCGTCAGTACTCTCAGAGAGAATGAAACGATCTGGTTTAAAGAAGTCCTGCTCCTGACACCATTCAATATGATCTGAGAAGACAATTACAGGAATATCCTCAGGGAACTCTGCAAGTGCCTTCTCATAATAATCAAATGTACAGACAGGATGCGTTGCTTCTAGGTTCACATATGCCCAAGGAAGTTTGGGATCACCACGACGAATATGTAAGAAGATCTTACGATCACTCTCAATACTATCCATCATCTCCTTACATGGTTTGTAGATAGAGTCCTGAAACTGAAAGTCCTCACGGAGTTCCTTCTCTACATTCTTAAAATATTTTTCTGTTTGAAAGTATCCATCAAGGTTTGCATTATCAGGACATTCATTAAAGAGTTGTTCGTTGAAATGAAACTCTTTCCAAATAGCCCAGGGAATATTATCAGGAATGCCATGATGCTCCTCTGTGGCACCAGTCATCTTGAATGTTTCAAACATACAGTAGTTGTTCTCACACCCATACTCATCCACCCCAGACGTGCCTGGAGGAGGGACAACCCAATCAAACCCACGATTAGCAGCAATGCCTCTTAGAGAGGCATATTGAAACATCTGGTTGCCAAGACGACCGGACTTACCAAGTTTATTAAACGATAACATCAAACATACCCCTTTTTCATTTCGTTGAATACTTTTCTGATGCCCACATCAATAGTAGTCTTGGGAACCCACCAGTTTAAAATATAATTGTCTGCCTCATTTCTTTTGTCCATCTGAACACTATCTTTAGCAAGTCCAGAACTGATCTTTACATCATGTTTATCAATCAATCCAAAACAACCCTGGATGATATTAGCAATCTCTCTAATAGTATTAGAGTGGAATGATGTAATGTGGAGTGGATCTTCTGGTTTGAAGTCGGTGTAGGACTCCATGATAGTTTCCAAAGCCTCACAGCAGTCTTCAGCATAGAGAAACTGTCTTTCTTCTGTGCCATCAGTCATCATCTCAAATTGACCCTCTTCAAATCCCTTACGGATGAAGTCAGTGATCACATGAGCCTTTTCCATATCTTTTTCAATACCATAGACATTCCAGAACTTAACAGTCAGTCCTTTCAATGATGTAGTATGAAGTTCACCTACTCTCTTCATTACACCATAAGGTGAGTAAGACATATTACTCATCTGAGAAGAAGCGAAGATGAATCGTTTCTTATATTTCCCAAGTAAACGAAAAGTATTTGCCATCATACTAGTATTGTTATTAACAAACTCAAACGTATGTTGATACTTTTTTAAATATCGTGATCCACCTACATCAAAGGCAAGAAAGAATACAAAATCAGCATATTGAATTGCATTCTCTACTACAGTGTTAGGTGTCACTCTCAAATCATATTGAACACCATTTACAATATCAACATTGCTTACATGATGTCCTTTGTCTTTTAGATACTCAGATAGATATGCACCGATCTGTCCAGCAGATCCTAGGATTGTAATGTTCATAATTTAATCCAATTGTCTAGCATTGTTTCAGATTCACTCTCGTTTGTAAACCACTTCTTTGGTCCGAC